CTCCATACCGCAACGACTCCGTTCCAAAGATTTACAAAGAACTGACCTACGGCGGCTAATGCTGTGCTACACCAAGAGCAAACCGCATCCCAATTCTGCACTACGAGAATAACCAAGTCGGTAATCAAACCAACCGCTAAACCTATCAATGCACCGATACCTGCACCTATCGGACCGCCACAAGCACCGATGATAGCACCAATACCTGCTCCTGTTGCCGTAGCACCCACCCCAATTAAAGCGGCACTTAGCCATCCGATTCCGTTCACGATAGCATCATAGATACCTGTAATAAACATCGGAACACCTGCGATAATTGCACCGATACCACTACCAATCAAAGCACTACCGAAGAACTGACCTATTAAAGCACCACCTGCGACAATAGAACCACCGCCACCGAGTATTTCAGCGAAATTGACACCGTTAAGTCCTTCTTCGATTGCTTTCTTGATGCCGTCTGCTTCAAGTACAATACCTGTAATAGCCAAGGTAACACCAAGAGCAAGTCCTGCTTTCTTACCGATAAGAGCGATTGTCTCTTTCAGCGTAGTTGCTTTCACATTAGCGGTAAGTAAATCGGCAATAAAATATCCGAGTTTCCACGCACCAATACCCGTAGTTACCAAACCTACAAGTTTCACAATGTCTTTGATTTTTTGTTTGAGAGGTTCGAGGTCGGGCATCTTAATGTTGGATAAGAAATCATAGTCGTATTGACTTAAATCCAATCCAAAGTCCGAAGCATAACCTCCACCGAGAGCATCACTTGCAGAAGCAGAAGAGTTATCCGTCATAACATTTAACTCATCTATTCCAAGCAAGGATTTCTTCAATTCCTTAGCGTTGTCAGCGGCTTCTCCCAAACTATCAGAAGCATCTTCAAAAGAACCTGTGTCTACGCTGATTCCCGAATAATCAATCTCCGGCAACTCGTATCCGAGTGCATTAGCAAGAGACTGTGCGGCTTCTTTGATGATTTGAACAAGAGCTTGAAACCAAGGAATAACCTTGACCGCAATTACGCTCACAACTTGACCCATCGCTCTCTTCGCCTGTGTCCATTGAGCGTTTAGAATCCTCAACGCATTAGACGGAGTAACAATGGTTCTCGCCAAGTCTCCCTGTGCGTTGGAGGTCTGTTCCATTATCGTTATGTAACGGAGAGTTGCTTTCTGTGCTTCGGTCATCTTAGCAGTAGAAAGGTCGATGCCGTGAGCAAGGGCGGTCTGCCTTAACTGTGCCACAGACACATTGATACCCCACGCTTTGAGACCCTTAATCTGTCCCGACATACCGCTTTGCAGTTTTTGGAAAGCCGTCTCAACATCGGTATTCCACAGAGAGGACAGGTCGTATGCCAACTGCGTAAGGTTTTGACTCATTCGTTCGGAAGAGGAGGAAACGATACCATATCCTGCCGCCATCTGATAAAATGCACCTTGATAGGTCAGCCATTCTTTGAGGTCGATACCCATAACCGCTTCAACGGTCTTAGCGTACTTCATTGCCGCTTCTGCACAATCGCCCATTGCAACCTTGAAAAGGTTCAATGCTTCTACATAGTCGTTGGATTCTTTGAACCAACTACCGAGCGTGTTTGAAACCACACGGAACGCCGCAGTTGCACCTCGGACTTTTGAAGTGAACGAAGAAAAACACGAGGTTAATTTCTTAGTACCACTTGAACCTACATTCGCAGCATTTTTGAACTTTGAAAGGGTTTTCTGCAAATCCGTTAGTCCTGTGGTAGCAGAACTCGTATCGGAATCCACCTTAATAACTAAGGTTTCAAGAACAGTCTCAGCCATCGTTTTCAACCTCCTTCCTTTGTGCCATTAAAGCGTTGAATTTGATAGCAAAGGCGTTTGTTTTCGCCTTCATCTGTTCGTATTTAGCCTTTTCTTTCTCTATACGCCTACGCTCGATTTCCTCTTTGGTAATCGCATAAGGCTGAGTAGAATACTCGATGGGCTTCGTACCTTTTTTCGCAAAGGCTCTGAGTACAGGAGAAACATCACAAAGAGCTTCGTAGATATACATACCTTGCAACCACAATCTCTCATTGTCTCGTTCTCGTTGTAACTTAAACGCTTCACGATAATACTTAACCAAGCAGCAATCCTCATTCCAATACTGCTCGTAGGTCATACCTATTGACAGGTAGAATGGTAAGTGAGAATAAAACTGCTCCGTATATGAAATAGAGAGGGCAGAGTCGTTGTAGGACTCGCCCTCTCCAAAGGGTAGCGAGTCACTTACCAACTCGTTCCCCAATCCAAGTTTCCCTCGGACTCTTCCGGCTCATCCATCATAGCGAGGATGGGTTCGTTATACATTTCGGCAAGTTTGCCAACAAGAGTGTCCTTGTTCTTCAAACTGCGGAAAATCTCATCGATGACTTCCGGCTTCACGAACTTGTGATGAGCAAGGAAAGCACCTGCGAAAAGAGCAGGAAAAGTTGTAACGGGTTTTTCTTCGAGGTCTGAAATCTTAAAACCTCTACGCTCCATAATTTCAATGGATTTACGAGTAAATTCGAGAGTATAAGGAACTCCCTTAAACTCGAAGTTAATAGTCTTAGCCATAATACAATCCTCCCATTAAGTATTACTCGCCGACAGTAATCGGAGTAGAAGGTGCAACCGAAACAGTCATACCAATTACTTCGTTAGTGCCGCCACCGACTACGAATACAGACACATAGCCCTTGAAGTTGAACTTACCATCCGAACCATCGGGAGTGAGAGTACCGTTAGTCTCAGTACCACCAAACCAAACGGAGAGGTCGAGTTCCTGTCCTTCGAGTGCTTTGATTTTTGCGTAATCAGCCTTCGTGTAGTTCGCATTAAATTCGAGAGCATCGAGGGACTGAATACCCGGAATATAGGTCTGCATCTTATCGGACAAAGTGGTCGTTTCGAGCATTTCGGGAGAACCGCCGAGGTCGGGGAAATCCTTAATGTCAACGAGCTTTGCATACGCATCGTTTTCCTTTTTCATAAGGAACACTTTATAAGTAGAAATTGCCATTTTCATTACCTCCTGTATATAGTTCCATCTTTCGATGCAATGGCTGAGTATCGAGCAAAGAGTCTATACTTAGTCGCATCGTCCAATGAGATAGGATTCTTTGTTGTACGGGAGAATCCGATGCCCGTAAAATATTCATCAATCACCGCAAGGATTTCTTTACACTCTGCCTTCTTGCCATTCCTCTTATTGGAATACACATTGACATCGTAAACAAGCTCAGCGTGGTTTTCGTTGCTACCACTATCTTGCGATTGAGAATAAGCGTAATTATCGCTTTCCTCAATACAAGCACACGGGAACTCCGATGGTGCTAAAACAGTTTCACCATAGACTGTGAACTTTGCTCCGAACCTATCACGAAGTTTGGTCGCTATGTTAGTAAAGAGTTCTGATTCAATATCTATCATTATCCGAAAACCTCCTTCGCAATAGTGTATATCTGTGCTTTCATATCCTTTGCGGCGTAGTACATTGCCTTTGCAGGTGGATTTCCGTAAGTGTGATATACACCCTCACGAATCGGTTGACCTGCGTTACCTTGCTCTCCGACATAAACCCAACCTTTTTCGTTAGCACCCTTGCCTTTACCATAAGTGCCGTGAGAAAAGCCAAACTCATCCGATTGGGGATGTTCGGGATTGATTATACCCGTACCAAACTCAATGAAGAGAACGGCTTGACCTTTCGCCACAACCTTATAACCTTTTCTTGTTGAGGTAACGCTGATAGTAACATCGTTTTTACCTGCATACATAGCATTGGTAAACTCAACCCTTGCTCTGTAAGCACCAAGAACGGACAATCTCTCTAAAAAGAGCTTCACTTTGACTCGCAAATCTTTTTTGTAGTCTTTCAACTGCGAGATGACTTTATCGAGATTTTCAACGGTGATTCTCACGATACCGCCACCTTACTGATTGCGATAGAAACGCTATTGAGAGACCTTGCGACCTTCTTCACGATGTAATCGAAAAGAAGATTCCCGTCATCGTCCTTTTCGGGTTGCTTATCAACGAATAACACGCTGTTTTCATCAATGGGACAAGTGATGTCATCAAGAACTATCACCTTGTCATATTTCAACTCCTTACCGAACTGCTCAACCTGTGAAACGCCGGTCGCAGGAGAAATATTCGCTTTCGCCAACACGGGTTCGGAGTAGATGATACGAGGTTCACCACTCTCGTTACCATACTCATCCTTACCCGGTTCATCATCAACAAAAAGAGCGTAGTAAAATTTCGTCTTGTTTCTCTCTAAGCACTTCATTGGG